CCCTCCGTTGGATCTACAAGGCGCAATGGCTCTTCGCCCTCATCGGAAATGGTGAAGGTAAATGCACGTGCGGCGCCGGATTCACCTTCAGAGATAAAGGCATTGATACGGCCTTCCCATTCCCAAAGGCCATCTGAGCCCTCTTCGTCACCGAAAGCCAGGCGCCATTTTTCCACCGTGCCGGCAATCTGAAGGTCATAAACCTTCTTGTAGGCAGCAACCGTATAGTTGGCGCCGAATTCCATCTTCTGCGTGTCCTCCAGACCGGAAATGTAGCGCTTTTTCGTGTCGGAAAGGGTGGTTACCTCTACTTGCTCCGGTTCCCCGCCCAGCTGCGGGTACTTGGTAATGTCCACGAATTTTGTAAATGTCATTTCGCCGCCTTCATCAGCGGTACCGTGAAGAAGGAAAGTCTTATTTGTCAGCATGGCAATAGCATTGATATCTGTTGCAGCCATTCTCATCACTCCCAAAAGTAAAATAAAATGCCACCCCGAAAACGAGGTGGCACTATGGCACTATTCCGTATAGACTTTTCCGGTAGTGCTAATCAGGTTGCCGTCATAGAGTGACAGCATCTTTAAGATGTTGCTATTGCTCGATGTCACACGCTGGGGGCCAAAGGTACGTATGAGCCCCACAGACGCTAGGAAGGTATCAGCAGACGCCAGGAGCGCTTTGGCAGCTTCCTTATCGTTGCCTTGGGTGTATGCAGTTACCCGGAAGCTGGGAGCGTACAGGGACGGCAGTGGGGAACTGTCCAGGTACTTCACAGCAACAGGGTTACTTAGCATCTCAAAGGCGACGTAGGGGAGGGTAGGGGGCGAATCGCTTTCGATTGTCCCACACTCACAGCCTACAGCACGTTTGACGCCTGTAAATAGATATGCTTCGTAATCCTGCATAGTTAATCCCACCCAAATGCTTGATTGATAGCTGCCCGGATATATAGCGGTAATTCCTGGGCGGTGTCATGCCAGAACGGCCGGGCCGGCTGGCCCTGAGTCCAATATCTCTTGCCGTTCTTCGGATAAAACCAACCAATCTCTCCATCCTCACGCTGAAAGATCTTCTCTCCCCGGGCATACCGGGAAGCATCAGCATTGGGATGGGGATGGTCGTTTCCGATGATGCCGGTACCGTATTCGACATCGATTGCATAGTTATGGCCATGGCCATTGTCGGCATAACAAGTGAAACGATAGACTCCCGGCCGGACTTGCTGGGGAGCGGTTACGCTGGAGATCAGCTTGCCGGTGTCGATGGCGTCATATTCCGCTATCTTCAGCCGGGCAAGATGTACCCCGATTTGTGCCAGCCGGAGAGCCACTTCATCACACTTTGCCTGGTACCATTTTTTGCGGTCTCCCAATTCCTTGATAGCCCGGTTAAGATCCGAAACGGATAGCCGGAAATGTATGCGGGGCATATCAAACAATCCTTTCAATGGCATAGAGATTCTGATTCAACCCTTCTGCCACTCGAATTACCCGGTAATCTGGCCCTCCATCAGCTGGGGAGCGTTCGATCCAGAGCCGGGATTGCTCTGTTAAACCCAACCGATTTACGGTGCAAATTACACGGTCATACTGGACTGAAGAGCCGAAAGCCTCTATATCAGAGGGTCCGGTCGCAGCCGTGATATGTGCCCGGATGGAAACAGGCTCCGAATAGACCTCTTGATATTGCCCGGTTTCGATGGGATTGCCGGACGGATCCGCAAGACCCTCTTTATAAACAGGGTCTTTTCGGAGGTAAAGGGAATACCAAAAAGCACGCTGGTTTCGGAAGCAGTCTCTCATTCCGAATCCCCTCCGACCGTTACGGCCATGGGCACCACACGGCGCATAAGGCTTTTGGAAATGCCGGCAGATTCAAAGGTACGAGTCGTACCCTGCTCCGTGTGTGTGGTTTCACCCTCCATGCCCATTTTGGTTATGAGCTCAATTGCCCATTCCACCTGAAGGCCGAGATATTGGGGCTCCAATTCCTGCCCTTCCGGGTACCCAAAAGGGAAGCGGAGCTCCAGGATGCCCAGCTTGGCACGCTCCAAAGCGGACTCCAGAAGGGAGGTCTGGTCTGCCATATCAGGCAGCCAGAGCTTCATCATATCCAATTGGGACATCCTTTTTCACTCCCTTATTCCGCAGCTGCGACCTTGCGGCTATTACTCTTGACAGAGCCCTCAGCTGTTCCGGATGCCGTGATTTCACAGCGGATATACATACCTTCCTGTTCTTCAGTCGGTGTGTATGTGGCTTCTGTAGCTCCCTCAATGTCATTGAAGATACCGATTGTTGATTTACCTACTTGCCATTGATATGTCAATGTAGGATCAGAAGTAGGGACTCCTGCGTAATCAACAGTCAGAGCGTCAGTCGCTACACCAACCTGAGCTGAAGCAAGGCTCGCTCCGGAGAGGGAAGGGACAACTTCAGTTGTCGGTACCGGGTTATTCGCAATGAATACCTTGGAGCCTTTGAACGGAGTATAGCCAGTCGCAATGCCGGTGATTTTTCCGTGCATTTCTTCAATGCCGTGGTCAAGGCCAACGGCACCCTGGATGTGCCAGCGCTCTCCACCGCCGACTTTGCCAAGCGGCAGCATATACCAGTTGCCGTGATTGTCAGGCTGCTCTACAAGCCCGATGGCACCGATATTCAGGATCAGCGCTGTTCCCTCCGGCAAATAGCGGAGCTCTACAAGGCGAATGACCCCTTTAATCGTGCGGATATCTGTCACGGCAATGCCGTTGATGGAATCCACGCCGGTAATGACTTCGAATCGCTCACTCTTGGCTTCTACCGCAAGCTGCGTAGCTGTTACGGTGTTGCAGCCAAGCACCAAGCCATAAGTGCTGCCGCCATTGTCAGCAATGGAGATCAGCATTTCGTTGAGATGGTTCCAGGACAATTCATTGCCTTTAAGGTCCATGACATTTGTTGTAATGGCTTCTACAATACCACGAGTTTTGTTCGGGATGGTGTTATCTCCGTTGCGGTATTGGTAGGATCCATTGATGAAGTTGTATTCCAAGTCCTGAGCCAGCTCCAGGAACACTTCACGGGTTTGATAATCCAGCTCGCTTGCAGGATTTCCGGTTTGGCCAGCCAAATTCGGACCGCTCAGCATTCCACGGTTACCTGTAGAGTAATTCGTGATACCGATGGATTTTGTATGAATCTCGGTAACATTTGTTGTTTGCGCTCTGCCCTTTGGCGTGAATCCAGGGGCAAGAAGGGAACCGGCTTCAGATACCACGCTATCTGTTGGGCGTGGTGCTGGTGCTGTTTGGCCAATTATGAAGATCTCACTATTCGTAGATCTTCTGCGCCCTCCAACCATGGAGGAGAAAGGCGTGTCGGTACGGCCGGAGCGGAACAAGAGAGGACCGGCATACAATATGGGTTGGCCCGATGCAATATGATTCTCGATCATAACTATGACCTCCTACTGTGTGTATGTGTATAATGATGTGTAGCTTTTACGGATGAAGCATACCCTCTGCTTCAACTCGGCATAAGCGCAAGTACTCCAGATCATCACCGGCTTGCATGGCGTCAGCCTTTGCACGTGCATAGTCGATGGTACCGGGACCGGAGCCTCCCGCAGCTGGGGGAAGGGTGCCCCTGAGAAGTTCATCTTTCAAAGATTGTGTTTTTGCTTCCAAAAACTTGCCCTGATTTGCCAGCACCACCGCTGTATTCCCATCCACCAGAGCTTCGGCCGTGGAATTGGCCAGGTCTTCAGAATATCCCTGGGCGATAAGAGATGCTTTGTGCGTGGCGATATTGCTTATCCGGGCAGATACTCTCTCTGCTTCTTCCAGAGCGGCAATGCGCTCCAATAGGTTTGCATTTTCGGCGCCGGCGTCCGTGTTCTTACGGCGCTCAGCTGCCAGCTCTTTCAGAGCTTTGTCATACAGGCGCTTTTGAGCAGCCATTTTGTTGCTGGCATCTGTCTCAGCCTGGGAACGGTCGATCAGATCCTTGCCGGCTAAGAGCGTATCAATCTCGGCCATGCTCAGGCCGTCTTTGTAATCTTCTCCAAGTAATGTCTTCAGGTTCATTTCTCTTCCTCCGTTTTTTGCTGCGGTGGTCCCCGCGGATTCTCCGGTTACGATCCGGGAACGCTGTGTTTATGACGGTTCTCTCCGTATATGAAAAAATGCCACCCTGAACTGTTCGGAATTTCCGAACGGTTCAGAATGGCACTAGGGCACTAGATTTTAAGGGTCCAGCCTTTATCAATAGCGATTTGCTTATCGCTATCGCTGAGCCGTTGATCTTCCGGAACAGATATTGTGTCAGCAAGGAACTGTACATAGACATTCCCTGCGTCAAACATATCCGTAGTGATATCTGAGAAAACACCTTCAACAGCACTATTTGAGCTACCGCCAGACAAATAATATTTTATTGGGGCACCTTGACAATCAAAGCCCCTGTATCGCTTGATGGCATATTCTATTAAAGCCTCGTGTGTTTTGTAGGTTGAATATGCCGTATTTTTTGACAAGCTATATCCATCAAGAACACATGGGTTGCCGGTGATGGTTATAGTTTTATAAGAGCTGCTTGCGGTGCTATCAGTAATATCCAACAGCGAATTAAAAAACTCCACCATTCCGGAGCGCTCAAAAGAGCAAAAAGAAAGATTGAAGGTGAATCCGGTATATGTTGCCTCGGGATGGATTGTCAGGCGTTTTAGGGCAACAATATCTGTTGCAGAACCGACAGGGAACGTAGTTCCACCGGCCACGTAGGAAGTAGATGAAACATAAAAATCCTCGATGGCTTTTATGTTCTTACATCCCCCAAAAGTATTCGATATGTTCCTAGTGGAATTATGCTTGCCTATATTTACGGTGCCGTTTAAGCCGGTGCAGCCTTGAAACATATTACTTATATAGGTGCATTCAGAAAGGTCCATTTTCGGCACTTCTTTTAAGGAAGAACAGCCGTAAAACATTTGGTACGCATAATTTGGTTTGAAATTCAGGGCCCCGATATTCTCCAGATTGGAACAGCCGTTGAACATTGAAGCGCATCCTACGGATTCATTGTTGCCAACGGTTATATCACCAACCGTTTTGAGTTTAGAACAGCTTTGAAACATATACTGTAATCCGTTGTTCGGGGGAGCTGCTGGCATGGAAATGTTACCGACCGTTTCAAGGCTGGAAGCCCCGGAAAACATACTGCTTATAGTAACCGCAGAATCAAAAGAAATATCCGGGAATGATTTCAATGACCCTGCATTTGCAAACATTGATTGTGTAATCTCAGTTGGTTTCAGTTTTTCTATGAAGTCCTCCGGCAATACAGAGAACAAATCATCAACCCCACACATTGATGGAGCGCAATACTGAAACATACTAGCGGCGTTTTTGATATATGGAATGTGTTCAAATAAAACATCCATTACATCAAAACGAGCCCCGGAAGTAAACAGATACCTTGCATCTGTTATCTCAAAATCTTCTCCTACACCTTTTTTCGCTAATTCCCGTAAAAGAAAATCAGCGTGTGTGACCGGTGCCGGAAGATCTCCCGTGTAAATCTCGCACAATGCGGCAAGATAGAGCTCTTGGCGTATTGGCCGAGGCTCCGGGAGCTCACCTTCATAGGTGCCGGCAAGATAGCTGAGATAGGTTTCTACATTGGACATTACATCACCTTCCTAATGGATAGGCTACAGCGGCAATTTACATCCTCTTCGGCTATTCCGAACAGGCCCGGACCTTGGCTCCGGCCGTTGACGGT